CTATTCTATAACTAGGTAATTTTCCTAGTGAGTCGACGACCATCGGCGGCGTATTTGAACGCTGTCTTTGACCGTCTGGGACGACGGGTCATCACCTGCTCCGACGGTAAAATTGCGGAGTAGTCTGATGTAACCATCAAGCTCTGTTTTCTTCTTTTTGCTCACGAGAGCAGAAAAATTGAACTCGACTTGGAAGGTTTTCCCGTTGTACCGCCACTCAAAATGTCTGACGTTATAGTTTTCAGCCATCTGAGAGGAGGTTACAACTCGACACAAATAGCTCGCTCGAACGGTGCCATAGGGTAACTTACCTATGACTTTTTCGACCATGCTAAGTATGTACGATGCTGTCTCCGTGTATAATTCTGGGCTTAAAGCATTGCCCAGCGATACCCACGAAGCGATAGCAGAGACGTCGTCCTTACTGGACGGCGGTAGGGACCGCAACCGAAATGGTGTGACACGAACGCCTAGGTAGGCATCCATACCACACGACTCCCGAAAGGGTCCGGTATAAAAGGACTTGTTACGGTTAACTTTAAGACCGTATCGCTCAAGTCCCTCGATAACCGCCTTACTAGCGCTTGTCGGGACTATTATATCGTCCCCGTACACTAGTACGCTCTTGCTTGCAATCTTCCGCTTCACCTTGCTCTCTACAACGAGCACTGAGGTGACGATTGCCCAGAAGCAGATGGACTCCACCGGAAAACAGGTGGCAGAACCCATTGGAGCGAACTTCCGTTGTGAAACGGTCGTCCCATCTGGGAGGACAGTCTGAGCGGTTCTGGCAGCGATTAAACACTGGAGAACATCAGGAACATCGGCGAATAGCTCCTTAACAAGTGCTAAAGAGACCCGATCCGATGCGTCTTCGAGATCCAAAGTGGCGAGCTTAAAAGTCCGCGAGGACTCTAAAGCGGCACTTTGGTTAAAAGACTGAGAGGAGAAATTAATCCCCACCCTGCGGGACTCGACATGCGCCATAAGGGCGCGTCCTAACCCTTGTTGAATAAACATATATTCTAAGGGTTCACAGGAAATAAGTCTGGGTCCTCGCGAGTCCTTCTGGACCAGGATCACTTTTGCAGTGCCTGATTCCAACCGTTCTAAATGACGGTAATCGGAGACGCTGTCAAAGACATGCGGTTTGCCAGCGTAGAAGTATTTCCACTGGCGATACCGGGTATCTAAGTTGGAGTAGCGGCGTTTAAAAGCCCACTTCTCTTCCCCTACTTCTCCGGTAGATACTGCTCCGGGACCGTGTCTCGGCGTAATTATTTCGGGGTCGAAACCCTTCATTAAATCTGTTACAAGGGTGCGTGCATAAGATAGCACGTGATCCCGAGGCAGAATGAGGGCAGAAACCTCTTCTTCGTTTTTCAAGAAGCGCTGAATTACAGCGTCCTCCTGTTCTTTCGAATAGGGGAGTTTCAATTTATACGCAAAGAAGCAAATCTGCCGCACGTGTTTTATCGCGCTAGCAGATGGCTCCGGAAGCAAGAAGCCGTCCGGGTCACAAATGTGTTCATAGAGCTTCCCGAGAATACTCACCCGAAACATTGGTGATGTACTTTCGAAAGGCCAGTTCACATAGCCAGTCCTGAATCCCGCATCTAAGGCCTTACCCAAATTAGGGAGGTACTTAGTGTAGAAATCAAGATAAGAGCCACCGTAAGATGCTACGTATTGCATCTTTAAATAGGTGGACAAGGACTGTGACCAAGAAAGCTTTTGCAAGATAGAGCAATCCAGCTCCAGCCTGTCGAAAAGCTCGTCTAGTACGAGTTCCACTTGGAGGTTGTTCATTTCGGACAATCCTTTCTATGGGAAAGTCGACACTGTCTAGTGTGCCTTTACCCTTTGACGACCCCCCGCTGAAGCTAGGCTTCACCACGGAGGAGTTGGTCGATGGTAGTGGTATCCAAGCTAACTGGGCTGGTGCTAGCAAACATATCAATTACTTGACGAATGCTATCCAGGATCAGGCTCTTGGTTACCGTCGCATTTTCCGGGTAGACGATGGTCACCGATACAGTGTAAAGGTGAGCATCACCTGCAGCGTCATATACCGTTTTAGGTAAACTGACACTCCGGCGATTGATGGTCGAAACCTTAGTCTGGTTACCGGAAGTACTAGTGTACTTTTTGGTACTAGAAGTGGGGTTGATTTTCAACTCCGAACGGTTTGGGGCGACTTCAGAAGTCGAAACGCGAACCGTCCCGGTTTGGTCCTTGGAGAGTATAAGAACAAACTCTTCCGCGGATTCCGAAACGGGTTTTAAGTTAATAGTTGAGGGTAAAGACATTGTTGTCAACTCCTTTTCGATTGGCTGAAAATTGTATTTCCAGCGATTAAACTGGCAAAGAGCGACTGCTGCTTTGCATCTAATTCGCTAAAACCAACATCATGTTGGTTGAGAGGCAGACCCATTCGTCTGGTATACCTGCTAAGTGAGATTTTCCCGTCCTTATATTCGGACGTACTCACAAAGTTGGCAGGGTTCGAGTCCTTATGGATGAGTTTAGACTCAACCGTAGCGCCGAAGCACTCCTCGATCGAATGAGTAACGTTATACACGTCCCACCCGCCGACGAAAGGTTGAGCGGCCAAGATATCTAGCGACTTACCGAGTGGCAAAAACCAATCGGCAATAAAGCTAAAAGGTATGGCGTTCCATATGACTTTGGCTGGGTTGTTAAATCCCAGCAAACCAAACAGCGAGCGTAAGACGGACAAGTTGTCGTCAAGGCCCTCCAGATTTTGGAGGAGCACGCACGATGCGTGGTAATTGACTTCACAAGTCGCCGTAGCTGGCGTAAACCTCGTTCGTAAGAGGAACTCCGGACCATTACGGTAAAAGTGCAGGCCTTCGTCCCAGTACGGGAACTGGTCTGAAATCCAGGATCTAAACCCTTCATCGTCCATTCCAACGTTGAGACGTTTGTAATGGAGTTTGACAGGTTTTCCCCTGTTCTTTCGCAACCAATTCAAGCGCTTCCACAGGTCAGTAGAGAGAGTAAGTATTTTCTCTATGTCACCTTGAAGCGGCTTCCACTGAAACTCATTCTCGAGGTATTGGGAATTCTCATTCCCAAGTCTCTCCCGAATCGTCTCATCTTTACTTGGTTTTCCCTGGTTTCGGATTTTCTCAGCCGACGCCATGAATTTATCAAGTGTTTCCCGAAGGTCCTTTAGCTCCCAAAAGAAATTAGGAAGCGACAAAGACTCAGGAACCTGTGTGTGGAATTTACTCCATGCACCCAGAGTGAGCTCTAAGTACTCAGCAGAAGGTAGTGTGAGGCTTAAGGGTGGAAACGCATTGTCTATGAGCCAACTATCACCGGTGGAGGACTGATTCCCCCGGAACCGATAATTTTGGTAGACAGTACCAGCAAAGGTCTGAGTGTATGTCCAGTCGGACATAAGGCCAGGCCGTTTAAGCTGAATACTCGCGTTGGAGCAAGGCCCTACACCGTAGGAGTTCTTGATTCCTTTATTTGCCCTCAAGTTTGACCTATCAGACATCTTCTGGTACCAAGACCACTTGTTGAAGGATTTGTATCCCCCAACTTCGGGTTCTGCATTGTCCCAATCTGACGAGTGTCCGATTGGAGATGTTGAATCCCCGTGTTCGCGGATGCGAATTGGTGACGGGTAAGGCACTTGTGCCTCCTTTCACTAGCGTAGATATGCGAATAAAATCTTAAAGAGCTTCCGAAGCTCTAGCATACCTATGGTAAAGAGAGATAAGATCACTGTCTCACGACAGTGCT